CCGCTCCAGCAGATGTACTAACCTTGAAGCTCATCACGGTGAGAATCCAGCGACCAACTCTCGTATAGTAGCCATCAGAGGTTCCACCAGTACCCATAGTGGCGGCTACGCCTCCGCTATATAAAACGGGGGTATAGGTAGCCCATGTTCCGTTAGCCTGACCGGCTGTATTTGAGAAATCTGTGTTAATAATGCTGTTTGAAAGAGCAAGTTTGCTATAAGCAATAGCAGCACCTGTGTTGATATCTGCGTTGACAATTGTGTTGTCAGTGATCTTTGCTGCAGTGACTGAGCTATCTGCAAGTTCAGTCGTAGATATTACTTGCCTTGCAAAAGCGGGTGTAGAAACATTTAGATAACGTATCATACATAAATTGTATCATCAATACAATTATGCTAAAACAAGCGGGTCAATGATAATGGTAGGCACATTTGCCTGTTGAGCTATAGATATCATATGTTCAGTTCCACCTTTTGAGAAAGAATGATCAAATCCTTCCTTAAAGGCAACAACTAATTGCGGGGTTAAAGATAGCATACGCCTATTTCTCTCAGGCCCTGCATATTTACCATATCTATTCCAGTCTGCAGGATAAGCTTCTGTGGCTATCCCGATTTCTTTACATATATAGTCAGCCATGCGATCAGCGCCAGCCGCATCGCCATGAACCACCACTATTTGTGATGGGAGAACATGTATAGTATTTTCAAGGTTCGCCACTATTTGCATTATATGTTCTCTCATGAGAGAGAAGTTATTCCAATTTCTGGAACCACATATGATTATTCTATAGGACAAATCAAATCAAATTTCTTTGAGCCTTTACACATTGGTCATGACTATAGCTATCTGAACCATCTGATAGAATCATGTGCCAACGATTAACACTTGTTGCTGCAGTCATTACTTGATGACAAATGCTACAACGATGGCGTGGTTTATACTCACGCTTCTTTGGAAATTTACTGGGCATTGTAAAATATATCCTCTTTGTGATTAATACAAACCATCTCTGTAATAAAACTTTCATCCATAAAGCCATAAACTACACTAGCGACGGCAGGTAAACCACACCCTGTTATGCAATATGATTCACCATCCCATTCTAATAAAACATTATCCACGGTCGGCCTCCTCCGCAGTATCCCAGCGAATACTATTCAGCGAAGTATCCCAGCGAATACTTATGTCAGTCACGGTCGGCCTCCAAGAACTCTTCGACTTCTTCGGCTGTTACCCCATCAACGCCATCATCGAACAATGTAGTAGGGCGTAGTGTCATCGCATCTGGATTTAGCATCATCCCAACTGGGTACAGGTAGGACACAAGGAGAGCATTCTCAGTACGCAACCGAACAATCTCATGGATTGCATCATGCAAAGCAAGATGATAACGACGAGGAACACGACCCTGCATCATCTCATACGCCTTGTTCAAACCATCAATAATCGAATCGTTAGTCACGGCGGTTCATCCCCCAATAAGCGAGTGTTACGACAACGACCCCAAGAAACCATCCACTAGCGAACGCGATCCATGTGTCAGCCACGGTCGGCCTCCTCGGCAGCCGAACTATACCTGTTTTGGTATAGTTGCGCGCTCTCGTCAGCCACGGTGGTCGTCGCGGCTGCCGCGTTCGCAGGTGTTGCTGCGACGCGCAGCCGGGCGGCCCGTTGAGCGCGGCGCACACCGGCCGCTGCGGCTTCACCACCGGTCTTTCGAGCCTGATGCAATGCCTCGCGATACGCGGCATCATCAAGCACCGGGCCTGCCATCTCAGCAGCCTCCGCCAGTCGGTCGGCACTCGCTCGGCCGTCGGCGGCATCGGGGTGGTTGAGTGCCAGCAGTCGGGTCACAATGTCGGACGATTGTGCAAGTTGAGTTGGGACGTTCATGTCGTCAGCCACGGTCGGCCTCCTCGGGGTGCAGCAGGGCTTTCACTCGCTTCATCGCCTGCTCCCACCCCAGACCCTTGCCGATGCCGAAGTCGTCGTATCCGTCGTATGGTTCGTCGGGGCACTTGTCGGGCAATGCGTCGATGGCGTTGAGCACGGCACGCAGCCGTTCGATCTCAGCCTTTGCCAGACAGAACGTGCAGAGTTCGCAATCGGTGGTGCCGTGTCTCGGGAAGGCGCAGCCCAGTCGGGTCACAATGTCATCACCCACGGCGGGCCTCCTTCCAGCTCAAGAGGGCGTTGTCCATCTGTGTGCCCCAGTGCAGGGATTCCAAGCGGAGGATTTCTTCCTTCTGCTTGGCGTTCTCGGCACGCAGCCGTTCGATCTCGTCGGCAGCATCACCGAACACTCTGCCCGACAACATCACAACGACCGCCCTGCCCTTGCTCTCGTCCACAATGTGTTGCCAGTCGTGAAGTTCTTGCACAATGTCGTCAGCCATGGCGGGCCTCCTCTGCGATTTCTTTGACAACAGACGAATGAAATGAGCAGGTTTGCCACGGACTCACCAGTCGCTTGTGCTGGGGAACGTCCGCACCGACCCATGGGGGCATCGCAAACGTGCAGAGGTAAAGATCCGTGTACCTGTGATCCTCAGTCTTTGTTGCCCACAGACAATCGACGCACTGCTCGTAGTTTGTGTAAGCATGGTTCCTAGCCACGACGGGCCTCCTCTAGTTCTGCGATAATGGCGTGGCCGTAGCAGTAGACTGGCTGCCCTGACTTCTTGAAAATGTCCCAACACATCGGGCAGTCGTCGCCCATGTCGGTGAGTGTTTGAAACGCTGATGACAGTTCATCGACAGCATGTTGCAACCGTTCGATCTGGTCTGCTGCATCGCAATTGATGCACGCTGTGCGTGCAACGTGATAGTGATGCGACCGAAGTCGGGTAAGGATATCATCAATCATGCAATGCTACCTGAATTCTTTGTTCTGCCATACTGCAGAACGATGAAGACTTTTCTATACATACAAATCTACGATTGTTTTTGATGGCGGCTACCGCAGTAGTTCCGCTTCCTGCAAACGGATCAAGAACAATATCCGCTGTGGTAGAAGATACCACACGATCCGCCAATTCAACTGGGAAAGATGCTGGATGGGGATTCCCTCTGTCCTGAGCGATATCCCAAACATCACCCAGAGCATTTGCTTTAGGGGCTAACTTAAAATGTTTTTTGGCAATAAGATATATGACTTCATATGTTGGAAGAAAATATCCATCATTAAAATTTATTCCGCCTTTTCTCTTCCAAATAATAATTTGTCGCACAGGGAAACCTGAGACTATATCTGATCTATCTTGCATCAGACCAGCCTGCACTCTCCACTTATGATTATAAAAAATAGCTCCAGTATCTGCAATAAGCCTAAGCATTTCTGATAGACAGTCTCTTTGCCATTTTACATATTCATCATGAGGCATATTGTCATCGTATTCTTCGTAACCACTTTCTCTGAGCGTAGAGGAGGCCCATTTAGAACCACGACTATCCTTAACCCAGTTACCAGTTGAATTACGAAGATTATATGGTGGAGATGTAAATATTAATTCAAAAGAATTTGACGGCAAATGACTCATTACTTCTAATGAATCACCACACACAACCGTTCCTTTAGATAAATTATCAATTACATCAAGAATTTGTTTACTCATTTATCCTCAATTCATTGGGACTAAGAATTTACAACCATACTCAGAATCAAAATCTTCAAGCATCAAGCCAATTGTGCAATATCCAATTATGTCCATTAGAGTATCTAAAAATGTTTCATTTGGTACTTCATTTGCAGTTTGAATATTTTGATTCTTTGTAAGAAGATTTCTTAATCTTGCTACCTTGTCAAACATTCTAATAACGATTCCAATACTGCCAAACTCAGTAATATTCAATGGGCCATAATCTTTTTGTTTTCTTACTAAGAGTTCATATACGTCGCCAATTCCAGCCTTTAGCTTGAATTGATCAATCATTGCCATTGTATATGCTGCAATTTGAAAGTAAACAAATTCATTGTTTACACGAATATCATAATTATTATTATTAATCTTATGGGATAGATCAGAGAATATATCTTCAAGAATTTCTAATGGCTCTTCATTCTTAGGAATCGTAGGAATAAAGTTAAGAGCGAAAATAGAAATATCGTTCAACTGCATTTGACAGTAGTTTTCCCAAGTGTATTCGTAGGTGTTTGTTTTCATGGGCACAGTATACACAGAATAATCAGTTTTTCTTCTTAGCTTTCGATCTTTCTTCCGAAGAATCAAGGATTTCATACAGGCCCCGACCGACTTTTTTGAAAGCACCTCTATTAGCATTGATATAGTTATACAATGTTGGATTTGTAATATCACAAATCGTCAAAATTTCATTTGACTTAAATGTTTTACCAACATTTTCTTTTACAAAAGACTCAAGCGCAAGACTTTTAGATCCCTTTTTGGCTCTGTTTTCATCTCCAAATGCTGCATGGAAACCAAAAAATTCCCACCAATTCTTTGCAATTAACGAGTCTAGTGAATAGTATCTAATAGTTTCTAATAAAGACTTATTTGAATAATATCCAGAAATTATACTTGCTGCTACTCTATAATCTTCTTGAGAAGATTTCTTAGGAATCATTTTGATCATTCTATTTACATTTGAAATGTAATTATGATCTTCTTCTAAATTTGATGGCGCTGGATTTGGTTGCTCTGGTTTCTGTTTCATCCTCATACTCTGAGTACCGTATCACACAACTCTTGAGAACGGCGGTTCCGGCCTGATAATTTTCTGTTTTTGGCTCATATGTGTTTACTACATAATAATATTTGTCATCCTCTTTGACTAGAAAGCCAGCTACTGCCAAAATGCACACTTCATGCTCATCACCGACTACATGCCATGTGTCTCCTAGGCTGTAGTGGTCTTCAAATAAGATTTCAACTTTCTTTGGGGTTTTCATTTTTCTCCTAAAATGAAAAGCGGCCCCTGCATTCTGAACAGACTTTCGTAATATCCAGAACCAAGGGCCGCTTTAGATTTTTGATTACTCCTTTATTTCAAGATGCCAGCTGATATGTTCGTCAAGTTTTTCTTCAACATGATGAATATCTTCTGACAAGTGAATAAGAAGCTCTCTCACTGCGTTATGATCATCTCTATTTTCTTTTCTAAGTTTTTCAATTATAGACACTATTATTCCACCTAAAGCAGCAATTGCTGCTACTAGGATGGAGGCGATAGCCGCCGACAATTTCAGCCGCCAAATGCTTCATCGGCATACTTTTCAAGAGATACGCCTAAATCACCAAACAGCTCCGAATGGTCCTTTAGAATTTCAATAAATTCAGCAAATTCAGACTTGTTCAACTTCTTCATTGGATCAAGGGGTACTTCTTTTGCTGGTGGCCGAGGGCCTGCTGGACTAGGAGCGGGAGCACCGCGCTCTGGAGCGACTGGCCGCACTGTTTTAGCGGGGTCCAGAGGCACTTCCTGCATAGCCTTTGAAAGTGCCATTGATTGCTCAGCATGCCAAGCGGCAACCTTCTCATGAGATTCCGCCATGCTTTGATGCCATGCTGTCATAGATTCATGCTCTTTCTTGATCTTTTGAGCATCATCATATGAAAAATTGATTTCCATTTTTTCCTCCTTAAAGTTATTTTTTAGATCTGACTTTTCAGTCCAGCCAGAAGCTCTAGCAGCTATTTCTTGCAGCCTAGCTTTTGCTTTAGCTTTTTTCTTTGAAGACTCATTTCCTGCTTTATATGTGTAGCAGAATCCACTTTCTCCAAACCTATAACCGGGTTTTCCGTTGTCACTACATGGCTGAACTGGCATAGTAAGATAATTTTATCACAATTTACATTTATTTGTAATAACTATAGAGATCCTCTTGGGACCATCTTTGAACCGGAATACTCACATTTCCAAAATACCAATAAGCTTCTTCAGATGAATAATAAATTCTAGCGTAGGCTTTTCTTGTGCCTTCATCATAAACAGGGCATCTTGGATTTGGGTCTAAATATAATGCTTTATAATGATAAACATCATTTTCATAGTGAATGGCATTCACTACTGTCAGGACTTTAAAACAATATGGACACGTTTTTGTAGGATATGGAAAGTCCTCTATAAGTCTGCCCATTAACATTATTCAAATTCTCCAAATGTTTTTGTGTTAATTATATAATTAATTACTTCTCCAACTTTTTCTTCTGCAATTTCTAATCCATCAATTAGACAATTTAATTCATCTAAAGTTAGAGGATAATCATCGTCTGGGGAAACAATAACTACTGCTGGCGCAAACCCATTCTCAATAGGAACCGCTTTTACAATTATATATAAAGATTCTATATCTTCCAAATCTAAATTGGATAAATATGGAGTTATTTTCATATTGCTTCTCTTCCATTATTTAGCCAGCAATTAAATGTTTCTGGTAAAAGATCAGCAAAAATAGACTCTAATATTTCAGCATACTTATTGATTTCTAATTGAGCATGAGAACTATTTCTGAGAGACAAGAAATTGATTAAACTTCTAAGATTCACAGTCCAAACAAATTCAGTATATTGCCCAACAGGCAAAACTGATCTAGCAATTTCTTTAGCTACACCAGCATCAAGTAAATCTTTATATACCTGATAGGCAATATCATAAACTGCATTCATTCTTTGAATTGTAAATTGTTTAATTTCTGGGTCTGTTATTTCTTCAAAAGTATAACTGCCCGGTTTACCAACTTGTTTACGAATATTTTCAGGATCTGGAATATAGAAATCTATACTTTCTGGTACATGATATCTCATACTCATTTCATTAAATGATGACCATCTATGCCTAAACCATTCTCTAGCTACAAAAATAGGACACTTAATATGAAACTTAAAAACAACATGTTCAAATGGAGTAGAATGTTTATTCTTAATTAAGAAGTTAATGAGTCCCTTGCTTTTTTCATCCAATTCTTCAGAGTAAGATGAAAAAGATACTCTTGCTGCATTGACAATATCTAAATCAGAACCTAAATATGAAATTAAATCTATTTCACCAGCGGACAACACTTTATACGAATGATCTGTCATGGCGTTCATCTTACCATGGGTTTTAGAAAAAACTGAAATTTCTTGAACTTCTTGGCGAGTTTCTTCAGTCGTTATGCTAGTGTGTAAAATGAGTTAAATAAATACTCTAAGTATCGGCACGCTGAGCATGCTTAAGCATAATAAGAAAGCATATATAATTATATTATGAGAGTCATCGCAATAGCAGAATCAGATGACTGCGGGCCTTTCGCAATTGTTGATTCTGATGTTATATCCATTATAAAAATGGAGACTTTGTATTTAGCTGCTACAAGATGTGCCTTTAGAAATACACCAATAACATGTGAAATTTCTGAAGAAGATGCGTCGGAATTAATGAAGCATGGTGTAGAATGCATAGACATGCTTCAGGAGAACACAAGCAGCATATATGAAGAAGATTAGTTGGTTCACACCAAGCGCAATTGATTCTAGCGGTGCAAGATGGTATAGCCAAGGCTACCAGAACGCTGCTGTTAGCACTATTAATTCATTAGTTGCTAAGCAAATAGCTGTATTCTATAACAGAATAGAAATACCTTTTCATGTTAACTTCTGCCCGCCAGTTTATTATCAATTAAACAATAAAATAAATATTGGCTATACTCCTTGGGAATCTACTGTTCTTCCTAATAGCTGGAAACATAATATGACCATGTGTGATGAAATTTGGGCTACATCAAATTTTGTCAAAGATATTTATATAAAGAATCAAATTCATACAAATGTTCATGTTATACCTCACGGTATATCAGATGAATTTTCAATTTATGAAAGAGAATTAACTGGTAAGTTTAATTTCCTTCATATCGGTGGAGATTCAAAGAGAAAAAATGCACAGCTAGTTGTAGATGCCTTTTTAGACCTCTATGACGGTGATGAAGATTATCAATTAATTCTTAAATATAATAAGTTTTGTTATGCTGATGTTTATTACAATGGCAGCATTGTGCCAGCATATAATCATCCTCAAATAATTGGTATTCCAGATTTCTTTTCAACAGAGGATATGGTAAATCTACTTCACAAGTGTCATTGTTTGGTTTATCCAACTAATGGTGAAGGATTTGGAATGATACCATTTGAAGCAATAGCTACTGGATTGCCAACAATTTGTACAAATTTAACAGGCTGTGCAGATTTTGCTAGTATGTCTATTCCGCTAGATGCTTCTTGGGGCGATGCTGACTTCCACAGCCATCTTTATGGTTCAGATGTTGGTGAGTGGGCAATTCCTAATTACGATAATTTATTAGACCTTATGACTCATGTCGTAAATGAGTTTGATGAATTCAAAAAATATACGATTCAATCCGCAAGAATAATTCATTCCGAGATGACTTGGGCCGGTGTCGCTGATAAGATCATGGCCCGGTATGAATTTTTTGAAGATTCTTTTAATTAGCCTAAGTATTCTTTCTTTCGCTTGATAAAAGAAATTGATACCATAGATATACACGTTTTGGAGGGTGTATGAGTGATATTTCTATTTATGACGGTCCTATTATCACAAAGGACTTTTCCTCAAAGTATGAGGGCAAACAAGCCCCTTGGGGATTCAATGGTCTTGGAGAAATTGTGTATATGCGCACATATTCTAGAGACATTGAAGAGCTAGGAAGAAAAGAAAAATGGCATGAGACTATTGCTAGATGTATTAATGGCGCTCAAAAGATTGGCGCTGGTTATACAAAAGAAGAAGCAGAAAGACTCTTTGATTACATATTTAATCTAAAGGGAATATTTGCTGGTAGATGTTTATGGCAGTTAGGTACTCCATTAGTTGAAAAGATGAGCGGAGTGTCTTTAGTTAATTGCTGGATGACTAGTATTTCTAAAATTGAAGATTTTCAATTTTTGATGGATCATTTAATGGTTGGCGGTGGTGTTGGCTTCACTGTCGAAAGAGCAGTCGTTCATGACTTTCCAAAGGTTAGAGAGGTAAAGAGTATTCGTCATGAAAAGACCAACGATGCTGACTTCATCGTCCCAGATTCTAGGCATGGCTGGTCATCTCTTATTTCTAAAGTATTGAAAAGCTATTTTGAGACAGGAGAGTCTTTTACATATAGCACACTCTTAGTTAGAGGCTTTGGTGCGCCTCTCAAAACGTTCGGCGGCACAGCATCTGGCCCAGAGGTTCTTATTGAAGGCATTTCTGATATTTGCAATATTCTTAACAATCGCACTGGTAAGAAGATTAGATCAGTTGATGCCCTTGATATTGCCAATATTATCGGCAAGATAGTCGTAGCTGGCTCAGCTCGTAGATCTGCTCAAATTGCAATTGGTGACCCTGATGACTTTTTATTCCTTCGTGCAAAGAATTGGGGCAAAGGCGATATTCCCGGTTGGAGAGCTAATTCAAACAACTCTATTTACGCAGATGAATTTGAAGAAATTATTGAAGAATTCTGGAAAGGCTACGACGGTTCAGGAGAGCCTTATGGATTGATCAATAGAGCATTGATTCGTAAATTTGGTCGTTTAAATGAAAAAGTAAATGACAGTAAAGTCATTGGTACAAATCCATGTGGAGAAATTGGTTTGGAAGATGGCGAGCCGTGCAACTTGGCTGAGATTTTCTTACCAAATATTTCTTCAAAAGAAGAGTTAATTGATATATCAATTCTTTTATATAAGACACAAAAAGCAATTACAACTCTTTCATATCCATATAAGAAAAGCCAAGACGTTATTTATAGAAATAGAAGGCTAGGTCAGGGCATAACTGGCTGGCTGCAAGCGACTGAGGAGCAATTGTCTTGGGTTGATTCTTCATATGGTCATTTGAGAGAATTTGATATTGAATGGTCTAATCACCTTGGTATTAATCCATCTATTAAGCTTACAACTGTAAAGCCAAGTGGTACATTAAGCCTACTTGCTGGTGTTACTCCCGGTATTCACCCAGCATATGCAAAATATTACATAAGAAGAATCAGAATGGGTAGCAATGATCCTCTTGTTAACTATTGTCGCAATAAGGGTTATGATGTTCAATTTGATATTGGTATAGATGGAAAAGAAAATCATTCAATATGCGTTGTTTCTTTCCCTTGTGTTTCGCCAGATCATGCAACTTTGGCAGAAGAATTAACTGCTATTGAACAGCTTGAATGGGTTGTAAAGGCCCAAACAATCTGGGCAGACAACAATGTTTCTGTAACTGTTTACTATAGAAAAGAAGAACTGCCAGAAATAAAAGAATGGATGAGCAAGAATTACAAAAATAATGTAAAGTCTGTTTCATTCTTATTACATAATGATCATGGCTTTGCAATGGCCCCCTATGAAAAGATTTCAGAAGCAGAGTATTTAAGAATTAAGAATAAGATTAAATCTAATATAAACTTTATTGATAATATAAATACTCTTTCATTAGATAATCTTGAATGCGAAGGCGGCGCTTGTCCCATAAAGTAAACATATATAGTTCTATTAATATATGATAATCATCAAAACCGTACCAAAAATGGTACGGTTTTGGTGTTTATTAGAAGTTTATAATGCAAAATCGTGTATGATTATTTAGATGACCAACGATATTATCAAGAACAAGAAACTCTGGCTACCAGAAAGGGCATATGGCATCTGTCTATGGATTATGCCAGATGGCCTTCCTCTTATGGACGCTGATAAAAATGTCCTTTGCGCAGAAGGATTTATAAATGATGAGAAAGTAGAGGCTCAAGTTCTTGAGGCTGTTAAGTATTGGACTGGTGATGATCAAGGCTATGCTGCTTGGATACCGGGGGCTAGAAAAGTTTCTGATTCCGAAAGAGAAGATCAGCAAGAGAGACTTAGCCTTGGGTACACCCCAGATCCATACGAAGATGTTTTAGATACTTATTTAAGGAGAAATAAATGACTTTGACTCATATAGATGATCAAGATATTTCTGAAGGCGTTGAAATAGATGAACTTACTTATCATCAAATAATTTCTAAATTAGAATCATCTGATCCATTTAGCAATATTAAATTGAATAGTCTTTCTCCCAAGATGAAGCGTAAATATTATTCGCTTCAAAAGAAGATGACTGGAAATCCAGATAGTGTTGGAACTAAATATATAGATCCAGAGCAAATTGTTGGATATTCATTATTTGATGTTGTTTATCCGCCATACGATCAAGAGAATTTAGCTAGTCTTTTTGATCAAAGCGCAATTCAAAATGCCGCTGTTAATGCCAGAGTTATGAACACTGTTGGTCTTGGATTTGAATTTGTAGAAACTACAAAAGCCAGAAGAAAGATTGAGAAATCTCAAGATAATGAAGAAAAGCTGGCAAGAGTAAGAAAATCTCTTCATGATGAAAAAGATAGATTAGAAGATATATTTGAAAATCTAAATGATGAAGAGACTTTTATTGAAACAATGGTACGTGTTTGGCTAGATGTTCTATGCACAGGAAACGGATATCTTGAAATAGGTAGAACTGTATCTGGTGAAATTGGATATATCGGCCATGTTCCCTCAGTCCTTGTTCGTGTTCGCAGAAAGCGTGATGGATTTGTTCAAATGGCTAGAAGCAACAAGATCCAAGCTGTTTTCTTTAGGAACTTTCAGGATAAAGAAACCCCTGACCCAATCAATAATGATCCTAATCCTAATGAGATGATACATTTCAAACTGTATTCACCAAATAATACATACTATGGTATATCTCCAGCAGTTTCTGCTGCTGCAGCAATTATTGGTGATAAG